TCAGATACCCAGATTATAGATTGTGGCAAGAAATTATATTCTTAAAGCATTTTTTCAAAGGTGGATATGTAGTTGAGAATGTTAAAAGTTATTATGAACCAATTTATCAACCACAAGTGGTCGGCAGACATTATTATTGGGCGAACTTCACCATACCAGAGAAAGAAATAAACTATACACAAATTGGAACAATAAACAGACAAGCAACAAAAGATGCACAAAGAAAAGCTATCATCAGAGAAGCACAAATACCAGAACTAACAGATTTACACGGATTAGATTTAACTGGAATAAAACTAAAAAACAAAAGACAGATATTGCGAAATTGTGTTTTACCAGAGATAGGCAAACACATATTAGACAGTTTTTTATTAACTAACAACCCCACATCTCAATAACTGTGGGAATAAATATGGAAAATCTCTTAAAAGAAACTATTGAAAAATTAAAAACTCATAACAAAACACTAGATGATGTGCTTTGGTTTGGTAGTAAAGATATTGAGTTAAAAGGTGATTTGCAAAAAGCGTTAGATTTTAACTACGATAGTGGCTATGGTGGTCAAGAGGTATTAGAGGACTTGATACTGGTCGGCAGAGATTTTTGGTTAGAAAGACACGAATATGATGGTTCAGAGTGGTGGGAATATAAAGAAATGCCTGTTAAGCCAACAAGGTCGGTATATTTAGGGTTAAAAAATCTAAAAGTAGAAGATAGTATAGACCGCATTTCGCCAAATGAGTATGGCGACGCATATAGCTTAGTTAAAAACAACTTCACATCTCAATAACTGTGGGAATAAACATGAGCTTTAGAAATACATTTACAACCAGTTTTATCTACCAAGCCTCCAATGAGGTTATAGACGCAAATCCTGTTCTTTTAGAGATATTTGAACGATGGTGCGGTTCAGGTCTTGTTTCAAAAATAAATGACCGAGGTTACGGATATTTTGCTGGTTTTTTTAAGAGCTTGAGTGGTGATATTGAGGTTTTTGAAGATGTGCGTCAAGTTGCTCAAGAACTTGAAAAAGCGACGAAAGTTCCATTTACTCTAGTGGTATTACCAGAGTGGGGGCCAGTTATGACTTATCAAATTATCCCCACCTCCCCTACCAAGTCATCTCAATAACTGTGGGAATGAATATGGAACAATACCTAAACAAAGTAATACAAGGAGATTGTCTAGAAGTAATGAAAGGAATACCAGATAAATCAATTACAACGGGGTCAGATGATAAAACCGAAGAAGTTATCAACCTCTTTAAAAGCTGCCACGCAAAATACAATCCAAACATTAAAAGCGTGGAGAGAGATAATTAAGGAAGATAAACTATGAACCTAATAATTTTAATTTTAATCATCGCCTGTGTGGTTGTCTTTTGGCGGTGTTTGGTGGTATAATATGGCTATGATTATTGTTACTCCCACAATTAGACCTGAAAAAATAGATAACTTTAAAAAGGCGTGGGGGATAGACGACTCACCACTAGAACTAAACACCAACGAAAGCATTATTGTTTATGACGGAAAGAACCCCTATGCCAGATTTAATGGTCGGGATTTTTCTTTAAAGGAAATAATGGGTAAATACTCCGACTTGATTTATAACTTCAATGACGGAGTTAGGAATTTAGGTTTTGCTTTAGCTTGGCGATTAGGCGCTGAAATTATTGTCAGCTTAGACGATGACACTTTACCCCTTGGCGACACCCTATCCGACCACCAGAAAGTTTTAAATAAAAGATTTCCAACTTCTTGGGTAAATACTGCTGAAGATGTATATATGCGAGGTGTGCCTTATGGTGTCAGAGAAGAAGCCGAATGCGTTTTCTCTCACGGAGTCTGGCAGGGTGTAGCTGATTTTGACGCTTCTACTCAACTTGTTATGGGAACGCCCAAACTAAAATATCCCAAAATGCCAATCCCGAAGGGTGCTTTATTCCCCGTCTGCGTGATGAATGTTGCGTTTAAGCGAAAGGTTTTACCATATTACTACCAAGCACCAATGTTTGATGATATAAATCGTTTTGCTGATATTTGGTCAGGAATTGAGATGAAAAAGGCGGTTGATAAAAATGGTTGGTGTGCGGTTACTGGTTATGCCACAGTCCGCCACGAAAGAGCCAGTAATCCCTTTACGAACTTAATCAAAGAAGCTAGGGGAATATCAATGAACGAGGACTACGGCAAAGACCCATATTTCAAACTTTACCAAAATAATATAAAGCGTTGGCAAGACTTCTTAGATGAAAATACAAGGATTTGATCCATTACCTAAAAAAATACTTGGTTGGAATGGCGACTCACCAATCTTCAAAGAACTAATAGACCAAGTAAAACCCAAAACCATAATTGAGGTTGGTTCTTGGTATGGTATGTCCACAATTACAATGGCTAAGGCGTGTTCGCCAGAAACTAAGATTTACTGCGTAGATACTTGGCTTGGAAGCTATGAGTTTATCGCTATGGAAGATGAAGAAAGGTGGAACAGAATGCTAAAGCACGGCTACCCTCAAGCATATTATCAGTTTCTTTCAAACATAATTCACGAGGGCGTAGTTGATAAAATAGAAGTTATACCAACAACATCAGAAAACGCCGTCCCCCACCTACCCCAAGCTGATTTAATTTACATTGACGGGCAACACACTTACAAAGGGGTTAAGGAAGACCTTGAAAACTACTATCCCAAACTAAACAATGGTGGTGTTATTTTTGGTGATGATTATTTCATCAAAGAAATTGGTGATATTCCGATAAATGTCGGTGGTGCGGTTGATGATTTTGCTAAAAAGAATAATCTAAAGGTTGAGATATATTATAAAAACTTTTGGGCGATTAAAAAATGAAAAAAGGAATTGTCATCACCACTAGCCGAGCCACTAAAGACTGGCTACCAGAACTCTTAGCGAGTATAGACAAACGCTTTGAGGTTTTAGTTGTTGGCAACTTAGTTACTGGTGAGAATATAGATATAACCAACGAATGGAACGGCTTTGAGTTGGGGGGTATTTTAAGGGGTTATGAGAACTTTGATGAGTTTGTTCACCTTATGGACACCTGCGTTATCCACGACAACGAAATGTTTGATATGATGTTTGATTATAACGGCAGTATGTATTTATGCGACCACTTCTTTTCCTATTTGGGAAAATATAAGCGAGATATTTTAGAAAAAACCGAGATACCCAAGATAAACACCAAAGAAGATGCCATTGCTTTAGAGAATGTTTGGAACGCCCGTTATCTTAAAAATGACCCCAACGCTAAGCAGTTTTTACCCTCATTACCTATCCACACTCACGACTTCGTGGAAAAACACGGTCGCAAGAATATGGTTTTAACCAATGGCTTTATGACAAAATGGAAAGCCACTTGGGGTGTTATTTAAGTGCTATATGATTTATTACTTTACCCCGTGGAACTCTGATAAAAACCTCGGCAAAGCCTACAATCAATGTATGGAGCTTATCGGTGATAACGATTGGGCTTGTTTTACTGACGCTGATACAATGTTCACGACCTACACTTACGGCAAACAAATTGAGGATATAGTCAAAGAAGACGCTATTTATACCGCCAAGACTAATCGGGTAATGTGTCCCTATCAAAAAACAGGTATCTGGGAAATAGACGATATCCGCTATCATCGGGACTTAGGACAACAACTAGCCAACGAAAAATATGACTACCTCACCGATGTTACCAACGAATGTCCATTAAGTGGTTGTTTAATTCTTATTTCCAAGAAAATGTGGCAGAAACTAGGTGGATTTAAGGAAGATAAAATGCTGACAATAGATAATGATATTCACTTAAAAGCCCGTGAAAAAGGCGAGAAAGTATATTTAATGGAGGGGGTTTATCTTTATCATTGGTATCGTGGTGGCAATGCCCAATATACCGAACATCTAAAGTAAAACACAGTGAAAAAAATCTTATATTCAGCCATATTCAACGACTACGACCCAATCAAAGAAATGCCCAAACAAGAAGATTGGCGTTATATTTTATTCACCGACAAGGAAGTTGAAAGCGACACTTGGGAAGTTAATATCATTAAGGAAAAAGATGAGCCACTAATCCACCGCAAGATTAAATGCTTACCCCATAAGTATCTCCCCGAACACGATTTTTCTTTATGGATTGACGGCAAGGTTAAGCTCTATAACCCCGAAAAGTTTGCAAAAGAGAATATGGTTGTCCAGCGACATTGTTATTGGTGGACACTTCAAGAAGAATTAGAAATGTTGATAAAATTGAAAAAAGTTGAACCTCGTGCTATAATTAAACAAATCGGGCATTATTTTAAGGAGGGATATCCTGATACGCTGGGATTATTTGATACTTGTATTCTAGGTAGAAAAAACACCACCGAGAACCGAGAGTTTAACGAAGCGTGGTGGCAAGAGATTAAAAAATTTACCCACCGAGACCAACCCAGCTTTATGTATCTCCTATGGAAACTAAACCCCGAATATGTTTCTATTCCGTTTATGTGGGAAGCGGAGTGGAAAGCTAATCACGATTAAATTCACGATTAAATATGCCATTTAAAAAAATCGGAAAAAATAAATATAAATCACCATCAGGCAAAAAAATGACACTTAAACAAATAAGAGCTTATTATGCCAGAAAAAAAAGGAAGACCACTTAAATTTCAATCAGTAGAGGAACTTCAAAACGCCATTGATGTTTATTTTGAGGTAACCCCAAAGGAAGAATGGACTATTACAGGACTAGCTCTTGCTCTTGACACTTGTCGTCAGACCTTGCTTAATTACGAAACGAAAGATAATTTTTTGGACACGATAAAAAAAGCTAAATTAAGAGTGGAGAATGGATATGAGATAGACCTTAAAAAACACGGTAGAAGTGGAACTATTTTTGCTTTAAAGAATTTTGATTGGAAAGACCAAACTCAAACTGATATCACATCCGACGGCAAACCACTTATACTCCCAGCAGAGTTAATAAACAAAAATGATATTAACACCGAGCCAGAGTCAAATAGCACAGGACAAGCATAGATTTAGAGTTGTTAATTGTGGTAGGCGTTGGGGTAAAACGACTCTCGCTGTTTTAGAAATGGTAGCTAAGGCGGTAGCCAAGAAAGACAGAAACATCGCATATATCGCACCAACCTATCAACAAGCTAGAGATATATGTTGGCAACAACTTAAGAAGCTATGCCAACCCGTAATAGTAACCGCTAACGAATCACGATTAGAAATTGTAGTCAAAACCCAAGACGGTGGCACATCTACAATCTGGCTAAGAGGTTGGGAAAGTATTGAAACACTACGAGGTCAAAGATTTGATTTTGTTGTTATTGATGAGATAGCAATGATGAAGAAGTTTTGGTTAAACTGGCAAGAGGTTATCCGACCAACTTTAACCGATACTAAAGGCGAGGGGTTATTTATCTCAACACCTAAAGGATATAATCACTTCTACGAGTTATATAATACCGAAGATGTTGATTATAATTCTTTTCACTTCACATCCTACGATAATCCGTTTCTACCTAAAGAGGAAATAGATAAGGCTAAAACAGAAATCCCCGAAGATAGATTTGCCCAAGAGTATATGGCGGACTTTCGTAAAATGGAGGGTCTTGTTTTCAAAGAATTTAATCGGGAACTTCATTTGTTTGATTGTGAGGTTAAGGGTGAGAGTTTGGCTGGTGTGGACTTTGGGTTTAACAACCCAGCTTGTGTGCTTCATATCAAGAAAGATCACGACGGTAAATACTGGGTAGAGAACGAGTGGTATGTTACCCAACGAACCGAGCAACAGATAGCTGATTATATTAAGACCTGTGGTTTCAATGCGATTTATCCCGACCCAGAAAACCCGTCAGCAATATCAGTTTTAACATCTTCTATGCTACCAGTTAGGGAAGTCAAAAAAGGTAAAGGTTCTGTCCAAACTGGCATTTCTAAGATTAAAACCTTATTTATGTCCAACCGCCTTAAAATCCATAAGCAGTGTAAGAACCTAATATCCGAACTTGAAACCTATGCTTATGACCAAGACTCCAAAGAAGAAAAACCAATTAAAGAAAACGACCACGCCATTGACGCCTTAAGGTATGCGATAATGTCGGAGTCATTATTTGAGCAGAACGACCCATTCCAACAACAAAGAATGTTTATTGAGAGAGAAAGAAACTTGCGTCCAAATTCTATTTAGTATATAATTATAGATAGTTGCGGATTTCAGACGAGTGA